GCTTGGCGTCGTTGGCGTTCAGCACCGCTTCGTCGGCGCTGATCTTGTCGAAGGCCGCAAGGAAGGCGACACCGTTGCCGGTGACTTCGCCATCGCACAGGGCGTCGAGAGCTTGCTCGCGCTGGTCGGTGCGGATGCGGGTGATCGAGGTTCGGGTCTTGAGGTTCTTCGACACGTAATTCAACTCCGCCATGACAGCGGTCACGATCTTCTGATCGGTCGGGCTGGCGAAGTCGAGTGTGCCGAGGAGCTCGATGAACTCCTCGATGTGGCAACCGATTTGCACGGACAGATTGGCGGCGGTCGGCTCCTTGCCGCACGCCATCAACCATGCCGCAGTGCGCTCGTAGTTGGTCACTGCACGGCCTCCGGCTTCACCGATGCGGCCTCGGCGGCGGCGCGTTGCAGAGTGGTCTGTTGCGCGTTGACCTCGGCGATCAGGTAGTCGATGACCTGGCGCACCGATCCGTGCGGCTGGCTGTCCAGCGCACGCAGGATGATGTTGACGTGCTCCATCGAGAGCGTGATTTGAAAGTTCATGGATTTCCTCCTAGGTTAAAAAAGGTGGGCCTACTCGCTACACCGGCTCGACCGACTTGCGTGAGCTAACACCGGCATCCGCTTTCGGCCCGCAACTCACAGCCTGTTCTCGTCGAGCTTGTGATCCCCGCACCAGTCCGACATGAAGACCACGGGGTAGCCGTTCATGGTGGGTGCGTGGCGGCGGCAACGCCCAAGGGGTTGCTTGCCGTCCTCGCGCTGGGCAGAGACTTTCTCGACGAACCACATACAAGTCTTGCAACTCATGTTCTCGTGACGATGCTTCCAAGGGTCAGTCATGCGTCACCTCAGAACGGAATGTCGTCGTCTTCCAGCGGGTCGGCCTGACGGGGCGCGGGCTGGTGACGAGCTTGTTGACGAGCTTGTTGACGGGATGGTGCGGCTGGGCGGTTGCCGCCACGGGTTTGCTGATCCTCCATCGGGGTGACGGACAGACTGAAGAACTTCTGTCCTGCCAGCTTGGTGCCCTCGCGCCCGACCTTGAGCCAGCCAGAGAGCCAGTAGTCGGTGCCGTCGATGTTGATCGTCCCGCGATAGTCGGGGTGGCTGTCCTTTTCCTTGCGGTCGTTGCGCTTGAGGAGTCCGGTGTTGGTGTTGTCGTATGCCATGTGTGAAGTCCTTCCGAAGTTATGGCAGTTAGGTAAGTGCAATGAGAGTGGGCTCTTCAATACGCACGTCGAATTTGGGAAGCGTCGGCTTCTTCTCGCGAGGAGGTTCGACCTTCGCTTGCACCCAGCACCAGAAGTCGGCAAGCCGGATGTGCAACCAGTCCCAGTACTGGGTGCTACGCCACACGCGCTGGATGCTCATCTGTTGTGGAGTCCACACGATGAAGTCACACCACTCGCGGTTGGTGATCTCGAGTTGGCCCTGCATCTGGGCCATGTAGTAGGGTGGAATCTGTTCGTAGATCTTCTGGTTGAAGGGGCACTTGATCTCGCCAAGCCCTTGGTCGCCCACCAACAGATCGGGTGAACAGCCCAGCCATTCGAAGTTGGGGTGGACGACGAAGCCGGTGAGCTCGGTCTCCACGCCGGTCACGATCTTGTACTGCTCGTGCGCGACGTCCTCGTGGTTGTTACCCCACTCGGTCGCTTCGTTGCCCTCGAACACCTCGAGCCCCATGAGCCGACGCCACAGTTGCTGGCGCGAGCCGGGAGCAAGGCCAGCCGCCTGACCGAAGGCAGAGCCCGTGAGCTTGCCTTCGCGTTCCTTGAACCATTCCGGGGTGCGTTGCGGTGCGTTCACTTCAGACCCTTCGCCAGTGCTTGCGCGTACTCCTTGACGACGGGCTTGAGGTGCTCGGCGAGGGCGGAGAAGACCTTGCGGAGCTCGTCCGCAGTCTCGGCATCCGCCAACAGTTCCTTGGCCTGAGTGATCTCCTCGGCGGTAGCAACCGGCTTCGGGGGCTCGGGCTTCTTCTCTTCCTCGGGGAGGTCTTCCCCGGCGTAGATGTAGAGGCCGAGGCCGTGCAGGGCGATGGCTTTCGCCAAGCACCGTTGCATGGCGGTGTTGACTTGGAATGCGTCCGGGTCGGGGATCGGC